TTGTTGTGTAAAAAGTTCCACTCTTTGCACATTTATATATTACTCGTTCTGCCATTATTCCCCCTATTGATTATCACTCCATTTTCGTAAAAATTCTTCTATATCTTTTCCTGTCTTACAATTATTGATACCCTTCTCAAACTCTCTATCTTTTAAAACCTTGTTAATAATTGGATAAGCTATTAAAGAAGCAATTAATATTGCTACAAGCCCCGTAAATAAAAGCCCTAATCCTGTTTCAATAGTCATAAATCTTATATATAGTGGGATAAATAATTTACAACATTTAATCTTCCCATAATTTCACACCTCTTATTGAAAAATAAAAAAATGCGGAAATAAATATACTAGGAGGTAATTTTCATGAAAAAATAAACCATAGGGAGGGATAACCCCTCCCCCTTTCCTAAAAAATAGAAAATAAACTTTTAAAAAAGCCGATAATCAAAGGTTTTTCCTAAAAGTCTTACTATAAGGGGCAAATCTCACACAAAAAAAATTATTTTTTTTTTTTCGTGGGGAAATTTCTAGGAAACTGGGAAAAATGGTTTAAAACCCCTGTATTTACTGGCTTTTCTATCAAATAAAACTAGGAAAAAACTAGGAATTTTTCCTAAAAAATAGGAAACCCAATAAATTCACACATTATTCACAATTTTAATTAAATACTATATAAAATCTAAAAATACTAAAGGACTAAAATATTTAAACAAAAATTATAAAATTTTTTATTATATATATTTTTGCTTTATAGAGAGTGGTACAATACATAATGGCTAGAAAACCTAATACCCTAAAAACTATTACTGACCTTACACCTAAACAAAGATTGTTTGTAGATACCCTTGTAAGTAATTGGGGCGAGAAAACAAAACAAGATGTTGCTATGGAAGTTTTTGATTGTAAAGACAGGACTAATGCAAGTAAGTATGCTTATCAATTATTACACCCTGACAAATCCCCTCATGTAGTAAGATATCTTGAAATGCAACTAAGTAAAGAACTTAAAAAATATGAAAATGATAAGTTAAGGCACTATAAAACTTATGAGCGATTACAAAAAAAGGCTGAGGATAAAAAACAATTTAACGCTTCTATAAATGCTCAATTCAGGGCTGGTCAAATGGCTGGTTTATTTGTGGACAAAAGAGAAGTTAATATTACTGGAATTGAGGGCATGAGTAGAGAGAACCTAGAAAAAAGATTAGAGGAACTAGAAGATAAGATAAATGAAAACAAAAAAATTATTAACATCACGCCAAAAGAAGTTGTTGAAGAATAATGATTTCTTTGTTGTGTTTAATGAAATACACAACTCTCATTTATCAACAAATGTAGGTCAGGTAAAGGTAATGACAGATGAAAAAAAGAATAATACTAAAAAGAAAAAATAAAAGTTTATCTGCAATAGAAAACTATCCAATGGTTTCTTGTGAGTGGAATGATATTGAAAGTTTTTCAGGGTGGTGTTCTATGAAAGATTTACAAAATTCAAAATTACCAAAATGTATAACTAAAGGACATTTATTATCTCAAAAAAATGGAATAACTAGAATATTTGGGGATTACTCAGTGGACAATAATAATGAAATTAACGAAATTGGGAATACTACAATTATTCCCAACTGCGTTATCGTATCAATTAAAAAAATTTAAAGTCTTACTAATTTTTTTTGTTTAGCGACTTTTACATCTTTTAATTCTTTTTCAATTAATTCTTTTTGTGTTTTGTTAGTTTCATTTTTATTATAATATCTTTCCAAAAAACTAATTGTTTTTGCAACAGATAAAGAAACTCCCAAAGGGTTATTTTGTGATAAATTAAAAATTCTTTCATAAGTGTTTAAATCTAATGAAATATTTTTAAAACCTTTAACACTATCCAAAGAACCAATATGTAGTTTTTTTTCTTTTTTATTCATGTTAATTACTCCTTATTTCTTCATTATATAGGCATTTATGGGACTTTATTCAAGGGGTAATATCCCATTAAATCTTATTATTTTCTTGACAACACAGAAAAATACCCTTAAAAAACAATTATTCGTTAAAAAAACTATTGGAGGATAAAATGACGAAAAAAGTAAAACTAAATGCTAGTAAAAGAAAACTAGCGACTAAAGTGTTTGAGAAGCACTATCAGAATGAAGATAATATTTTAAAAGAAAATTATTATTCTTCTAAAGAGGTGTTTAAGAATACTACTGAGTTAGCACACAATACCATGAAGAATGTTATTGAACGCAATTACTCAACTGAGGACATTGAGGGCTTACTTGAATATCAAAGAAAATTTGACCTTGATGTAGTAAATCCTGATTGTTGTTTTCATGTCAAACTTAATACAGGTAGAATGACAGAGGACTATCATGGAAATAAAAAAGAGGTTTTTGATGAGGAACATATCAATTTCAATCTTTTTGGAAGCTCAGGTAATTATTCTAGTAAAAGAGATGAATTATTTGCCTTAGCTTATTACCATGATTATTTAAAACAAAAGGGCTTAACCCCTAATGTTTTTCAGCTTCAGGGCGATAAAAAAGACAATCCATTTCATACTGAATTAAGAGATAGTTGTATTTCTGAACTTGGGGGCACATCATGTTCTTATTCAAGTATGAATAATAAATCAAAAGAGTGGTATGATAATTACAAATTGAATGTAATTATGCGTTCTCATTTTTGCAATTCAAGATTTTTTGAGGTCAATAAAGATGAATTTTCAATCTTTAGAGATTATTTAATTGCAAAAGAAAACGTAGGACAACGCTATGATGAATGGCAATCTAACATAATTAAAAGGGTTAAGGTTGTGGAAGATACGTTAAAAAATTATTCATCTTTTGATGAGGTAAAAGAACTTGCTGATAATCAAAAGGTAAATATTTCTGTTCATGATTGCGAAATTGAAAGTACGTCATTAACTATTTTCAATCCAAAAAATGTTTCTGCTATGCTTGATGATTTAAAACCTAAAGCAAAAGAAACTAAAGCCGAAAAACTTGAACGTATTTATGGAATTAAAACAAGTGAGGTTTCTCATGGCTGAGTATTGTCAGAACCCTCTTTGTCATACTAATACGACAAATGACAGGCTTAAAAAAGGTAAATGGAAAACAAGAAAAGTTTATTCTAATTCCTATCATGGATTTTTTTGTACATTAAATTGTATGAATAGTTTTTGGAATATTTTTTCTGAGCGTATTATTAATTTCATAGGTAAAATTGAAAAACCTTACGTCTTAGATAAATCTGTGGACATTAATAATATAAAAGAAACTATTAGAATAAGAGAAAATGAAGCAAATGGTTTTGAGCGTCATTGGTATTATCCAACTGATTCTGCTATTTATAATCATTTAGTAGAAACCAATCAATTAGTAAAAGAATAAAAAAAAGGGGGCGTTATTTCTAACGCCCCCTTAATTAAAAATTTTTCTTAATTTTCTAAAATTTTAATTATATCTTTAAAATTATTTCTTAAATTTGCAATCGTATCAGGATTATTTTTTTTCAAAGTATCTGAGTTTGCAATTAAAATTAAATTTTGAATTTCAAGATTTTTATTCATTTTAGCAAATTGGTTATGTAATCCAATTATTCCGACATTTAAATCTTTTAATCTTCTATCTAATCTTACTTTTTGCGTTTCTGTTAAATTAGATAATTCAGTTTCTATATTTTTTAAATTATCTGCAATAACATCATCATAATCGCCAGTTGACATTTAATTAACCTCCTTTCTTGTTTTTGCTTTTACACCTTGCACAACTAAATTATCTGCACCAAAAGATTTTTTTAACATCTTACCAATACTGCTTACCATTTCGGCTTCTGTCATTTTGGGTTTATAATCTAATTCATTTCTGAATTCTGATACAAGTTTAAAGTTTTTCCAGTATGCAATTCCTAAGTCATAAGCGTCCTTATGTAATTTATTTTTGCTTATGTACTCGCTTGAACTTACATACCATTGATTATTTTTGAACAGGTAAATAAATTCAATCATACCTGAGCCAGTCATCTCATACATTTTACAAAATTCATTATTGAATTTGACAGGTTTTTTTTCTTCTTTACGTCCCCAATCTCTACAATAAAAAGAGGTTTCATTTAGATTAACACCTAAAGAACTTATTCCTCCCATTTTGATTAATTTAAGAGCCTTATCAAAACTATTATAATTTTCTAATAGTGTTTTTCCAACTCCTGAGATGTAGCCGTCAGAATGACAATAAACGCTTAAAATAGTTTTATCATCTAATTCAATGGCTATATTTGACCTTGTACTCATAAAATCCCCCTTTCATAGTTTGTTGATTTATTTGTACAATTATTTTTGCGTCTGCAAAAATTCTTTATTAATTTGGCTTTTACATTATTAATATCATCTAATTTATTAAAATGTTTATTTAAAAATTTCCAACGTCCTGAACTTATAAACTCAATTAAATATAATCTATGAGTTTTAAAATCTCTTACACCATAACCCCATTGATTTTTTGTAGATACTTTATATTTTTCATCTTCAGTTAATTTACTATATTCAAAATATGATATTGCTATCACATTTGAAAATCTATTTTTTGAGTATAAGCCTGATTTAGTTTTATAAATCATAATTCCTTAGAAATTGCTTTGCCTAAATGTTTAAAAAAATCTAAAACATTACCATTAAAAAAATCAATTTTAATTATAATTTTTTTAATCTGTTCTTGCTCTTTTTTGCTTGTAATTAATATATGTTCATAAATAGTTTTATAACTCATTATATTAATTGTCCCATTTTTTTTAATTGTGAAAACGTCCTCCATTGGTAAATTTTTTTCCTCAATGAAAGTATCAAGCCATTTTTTAAAATTATTTGTTTTTATCATATTGTTTAAAAATTTGTTTTATTGCATTTATTAAATCAGTTTTTTCATAAGATATTAAAGGTATCTCAGCGTCCTCTTTTACTAATTTAATTATTTTTTTTTCTATTTCTTTAATATTTAAATTATTTGTTTTTTTCATTTAATTGTTTTTTTATTTGATTATTTTTAAACTCAATTAATTCAAGCGTTCCAGTTATTCCAAAATATGCAATAATAAAAAAGCCTATTAAATAACCTATTAAAATTAATATTATAATTTCACTCATTTTTTTTAATCCTTTTGTTAGTTGTTATATCTCATTATTTATAAGATTTAATAAGAAAACTCAAATAATAAATAAATAAAGCTTTTTTGAAAAAAGCCCAAAATATAGGGTTTTTTAAAATTAGTTAAAATAAGCCTTTTTTGAGCGTCTTAATTTGTCCCATAGAAGCCCATATATTAAGATTTCAGGGTTTTTTGATACCTACATACCCCCAAAATAAAGGGGGCTTAAAAGGGCTTAAAATGGCTCTTATTATATCCCATTATTTAATTGACACTAAAAACGCCATTATTATAATAAGAGTTATGAAAATTATAAAAACTAATAAATTATTGAAAGGGGGTTTTTTATGTTTTCAGAAATAACAAGGAATGAACTAAGGTCTTTAGGTGGTAAAATTGCTAAGGGGCTTAATGATGAGGGGTTAAAATGGTTAAAATCTTTTACGTCTAAGGTTGAAGCTAACGCCCCAAAAAATGCAATAACTCAAAAAAATTATCAGGGTTTAAACTGGTGGAATTTAGGTTTTGACGTTATTGATAATAATTATTCTAATAATTATTACGCTACAAAAAAGGCGTGGCAATCAGTAGGGGCTACAATAAAACCTGAACACTCTAAAAAAGGTATTCAGGTCTTTTATTGGGGGCAAATGGCTAAAAAGGTTGAGGATAAAAAAACTGGTGAAGAAAAATCTAAAAATTTTAGATTTTTAAAGGTTTCATGGGTTTATAATTCTAATCAGGTTGATTTAACAAATTCAACGTGGAAACAGCCTGAGCCTAAAAAAATAGTAAATCAGGTTAAAGATAATGATAAAATTGAAAATTTTATTAAAAATCAAATGGGCTTGAATTTACAATTCTCAAATGACGCTAGATGCTTTTATAATGTTAGTTTAGATTATATTAGTATGTCTAATAAATTCAATTTTGAGCCTACTAAAAATGGAACGTCAGCAACATTAGAATTTTACTCAACTCTATTACATGAATTAAGCCATTGGTCAGGTCATGAAAAAAGACTTAACAGATTTGAGAAGAATAAAAAATATTTTAATAATGACGCTCAACTGGAATACGCATTAGAAGAATTAATTGCTGAAATTTCCAGTAATATTCTTTGCTGTAAATTTGATATTCAAAAGACTATTAATAAGAATAGTCTAGCCTATTTAAAATCATGGATATCAAGGCTTAAAAATGATGAGTTATTTTTAATAAAGGCTTTAACTCAATCAGGTCAAGCTGTGAATTTTTTAAAAGAAAATTTAAAAAATCCAGTGGCTTTAAATCCAAATAAACCAGTTAAGGCTATTAAAACAGCTTAGTAATTCAAGTTAATAAATTTAAAAGGGGCTTCATTGAAAGCCCCTTTTTTTTGCCCTGAGCATAACCAAAATTAAAAAATTCAAGTTATTATATTTTATTATAAATTATGATAATTAACCTGAATGAAAAAAGAAAATCAGTTTTATAATTGGATTAAAAACAACTCAGAAAACATTTATTTAGAACGTATTGAGGGTAATTATACAAATGGAATTCCTGACCTTTTAAGCGTTATTGAGGGCTTAACAGCGTTTATTGAATTAAAACAATCTAATAGTAATAAGCTTGAAAATTTAGGGCTTAATAAATATCAAATTAAATGGCACATAAAATTTTCTCAGGCTTCAGGGCGTTCATTTATCTTAGTTTTATACCAAAAGCAAAGAGCCCTAAAACTTTTTAAAATCGGGGGGCGTGGGGTTTTTTCTCACATAATCACGCAAAAAAAATCGAGGTCAGGGCTTCAAAAAATTTGGGACGCAATAAAAAACTATTAATTTTTTTGTGTGAAAATATTAGACGCTGTAATCAACTCTTATCGGTACTTATAAACTCACATAAATTCTATGGGCGTGGGGTAAAAAATAAGAATAAATTTACAAGGCTCAATATTCTTTTGAAAAATCATTTTTTATAAATTCCTAGAAATTCACGCAAAAATATTATAAAATACCTTTGCCATGTGTGGATTCGTAAGTTACTTACACGCAAGTAGGCATTAAAAATTTAAGGTTCATGGAAGCAAAAAACATACCAACTGATGCATTAAGACTAAAAGTAGAGAAGCTTTGGCTAGAACACATAAAGTTGTGCCAGGATAATTTTTTATATTTTGTAAAAGAAGTTTGGCCCGATATAGTTATGAAACAGGAGAAGAATCCTGATGATTGGGGACACCATCAAATTATGGCTCATGAGTTTACTAAGATAGCAACTCAGAAAAAAGGGAGGCTCATTATCAATATGCCACCTAGACATACTAAATCTGAGTTCGCCTCATTTTTGTACCCTGCTTGGATGATAGGGAAGTTTCCAAAAATGAAAATTATGCAAGTAACACACAACGCAGAACTATCAGCAAGGTTCGGTGCTAAAATAAGAAACTTAATGGACACACCAAAATATAAAGAAATATTTGGAGATGTATTTTTAAGACCTGATGCTAAAGCAAAATCTAAGTGGGAAACAAATCATGGGGGAGAATATTTTGCAGCTGGTGTAGGAGGCTCGATTACAGGTCGTGGTGCTGATCTTTTAATTATTGATGATCCTCATACAGAACAGGATGCACATAATAAACAATCCTTTCCTAGAACATATGATTGGTATTTAAGTGGGCCCCGACAGCGTTTGCAACCTGGCGGATCAATTGTTTTAGTTATGACAAGATGGGCCACTAATGATTTAACAGGTCTCCTAACAAAAGCAGAAGACGAACCAAAAGCAGATAAATGGTCTAAGATTTCTTTTCCTGCTATTCTTGAAGATGGCGATCCACTTTGGCCTGAGTATTGGAGTAAAGAAGATTTAGAAAGAACTAAAGCTTCAATTTCAATAAGAGGTTGGTCAGCTCAATATCAACAAAACCCAACTTCAGAAGAAGGTGCACTTTTAAAACGAGAATGGTGGGTTCCTTGGGAAGGCTCAATACCTGAACTTGAATACGTAATTCAAAGTTACGATACAGCTTTTAGTAAAAAAGAAACTGCTGACTATTCTGCAATTACAACTTGGGGAGTATTCAGACCATATGAGGGTTATGAAAAAGCTTTAATATTATTAGACGCTGAAAAAGGAAAATATGATTTTCCTGAGTTAAAACAAAAAGCATTTGATACTTACAAATATTGGGAGCCTGATATGTGCATCGTAGAAGCTAAAGCATCAGGTCAACCATTGTTACAAGAATTTAGAAGAGCAGGTATTCCAGCTATTGATTATTCACCAAATAAAGGAAAAGATAAATATACTAGGGTAAATACTTGTGCTGCTGTATTTGAAGCTGGATCAGTATTTTACCCTGAAGGCGAGAAATTTGCAGAAGAGGTAATTGAAGAATGTGCAGCTTTTCCAAATGGTGAATATGATGACTACGTTGACAGCACAACACAGGCGGTGTTAAGATACCGACAAGGAGGATTTTTACTTTTAGACTCAGATCAAAAAGACGAAGATTCACCACAAAAAGATTACGTCTATTACGGATAGGAGATTATTATGGCAGAGCCAAAAAGAGGATCAGTAGAAGCATTCAAAGCTTCAGAAAAAAGAAGACAAGATAGAATAGCTTCGAAGAGAGGCTCATTGTTTGGAAAAGCAGGTAGCAAACTTCCCGAAAGAGTTAAAAAAAAGAGAGAAGAATTTAATAAAAAAGTTGCTGCCATAAATAAAAAAAATGTTAATCAAGAATCAGTAAAAAAATTTAGAGCTGCTGAAGACAGAAGACAAAAAAGATTAGCAAAAGTAAATGCGGTAAAACCTGGTTCACCTAAAGGAAAAAGAATCGCTGCTAAAAAAGCAGAGGCAGATGTAGAAAAAGATTTACCTAAATCAAAAATAACAACTGGAGCAACAGTTGGAGCTACTGGCCCATTACTTAAAGACAACCCAAAATCAAAAACAATTCAAGGAATAGATAAACCAAAACCAATTGCAAAATCTCCTGATGTAAAAGGTGCATTATCAACTTTTGGTGAAGCATTTAAAGCTGCTAGAGCTAAAGGTGTTGGAACTAAATTTGCATATAATGATAAAATGTATTCAGCTGTAACTAGAGATGATATTTCTAGAGCAGGTAAAACAAATTTAAAAGATTTTTTAAATGCAGCTAAAAGAAAAGATACTAAACTTGCAAAAGCTCCTGGTCAAATTACAGACAGAAAAAGAGGTCAGCTAAGAGAAGGCGGTATGGTTATGGCTCGTGGCTGTAAGATGGGTAGAAAAAAAGCAACGAAAATCTACTAATGTAATGGTTGCATTAGTTTTTGATTCAGATAAAAAGGGGTAAGATGAGTTCAGAAATATTTGAAGAAGACGATACATTAAAAGTTGAAGAGAATACTGAAGAACCTAAATCCAAAGAATTTAGAATCGAAGGCGAAGAAATAGAAGAAGAAGTTGTTGTAGCTGAAAATAATTTTTACTCAAATCTTGCAGAAGAACTAGACGATAATATTCTACAAAAAATTTCATCACAGTTAAAAGGTGAGTATGAAAGAGACAAGTCATCAAGAAAAGAATGGGAAGACGGATATACATCAGGACTTGATCTTTTAGGTTTTAAATACACACAACCATCTAAACCTTTTAGAGGAGCGTCAGGCGTGACTCATCCACTTTTATCCGAGGCTATTACGCAATTTCAAGCACAGGCTTATAAAGAATTATTACCATCATCAGGCCCAGTAAAAACAGCAATCGTTGGTGTTCAAAATGAAAAAACAGAGGATCAAGCTTCACGGGTCAAGAACTTTATGAATTATCAAATCACAGAAAAAATGGAAGAGTACACTCCTGAAATGGATCAACTTCTTTTTTATCTTCCTCTTGCAGGATCAGCTTTCAAAAAAATCTACTATGATGAAATCATGGATAGACCTGTTGCAAAGTTTGTTCCTGCTGAAGATATTATTGTTCCTTACTATTCATCTAATCTACAAGATTGTGAGAGAATAACTCATTGTCTACGAATGTCAGAAAATGATTTATATAAAAAAATGGACTCAGGTTTTTATAGAGATGTAGATATTAAACCATCTACAAATTCTCAAACATCTATTCAAAAAAAGTATGATGAGTTAGAAGGTAAATCACCAACTCAACAAGCATATAATTATCAAATATTAGAAATGCATGTTGATTTAAATTTAGAAAAATTCGAAAATCCTGAAGATAAAGAAAAGAAAATTAAAGTTCCATATATAGTTACTATTGATGAAGGCTCAGGTAAAATTCTAAGCATATATAGAAACTATGAAGAAGGTGATAGGCTTTTTAAAAGAAAAGATTACTTCGTTCATTACAAGTTTTTACCAGGTCTAGGCTTTTATGGATTTGGTTTAGTTCACATGATTGGTGGCTTAACAAGAACAGCTACACAAGCATTAAGACAATTATTAGATGCAGGTACATTAGCAAACTTACCTGCTGGTTTTAAATCTAGAGGTATTAGAATTAGAGATGATGATCAACCTTTTCAGCCAGGAGAGTTTAGAGATGTAGATGCACCTGGTGGTAATATTAGAGATCAGTTTCAAATATTACCTTTTAAAGAACCATCGCAAACATTATATAGTTTATTAGGTTTTGTTGTTAACGCAGGTCAACGTTTTGCAAATATTGCTGACATGGCAGTAGGAGAGGATGCACAAAACAGAGCTGTGGGATCAACCCTTGCTCTTTTAGAAAGAGGCTCTCGTGTGATGAGTGCTATTCACAAAAGATGTTACTACTCTATGAGACAAGAGTTCAGAATGCTCCATAAAATTTTTGCTACGTTCTTACCCCCTATCTATCCGTATCAAGTTTATGGAGCAGACCAAATGATTAAAGCAGCAGACTTTGATGGAAGAGTTGATGTTTTACCAATAGCTGATCCAAATACTTTTTCAGTTGCACAAAGAGTAACCTTAGCAAATGAACAATTAAAAATTGCTATGAGTAATCCTCAACTGCATGACGTAAGAGAAGCTTACAGAAGAGTTTATGAAGCGTTAGGAACACAGGCTATTGATAGTTTATTAAAACCTGTTGAACAACCAATTCCAAAAGACCCTGCATTAGAAAATACTGATGCTATGAATTTAAAACCTTTAAAAGTTTTTGCAACACAAGATCACGAAGCACATATACAAGCCCATATGGCTTTTATGAAATCAAGAATGGTTCAAGTAAATCCACAAGTATATGCAGTTTTACAATCACACATTTCAGAACATATTTCTATGAAAGCAAATCAAGAAGTTGTTGAAGCTATGGGTTCTGATCCTCAACTTGTACAACTTGCTGAAACAAATCCTGAAGCTTGGACAGTTCAATATAATGCTATGGTGGCACAAAGAGTTGTCGAGTTAACTACAAACCTAGTTCAAATGGAAGGCGGTCAACAAGACCCTCTAGTTGCTCTTAAATCGAGAGAGCTTGATTTAAAAGCTATGGATATGCAACGTAAATCAAATGAGTTTTCTATGGAAGAACAAAGAAAACAAAATGAAACTATGATTGATACTTCAATTGAACAAGCGAGATTAGATCAAGCTGCACAAGGACAAGCAGAAAGAATTAGAGTTGCAGAAGAAAAGCTTGATATTGCAAGAATGAAAGAAATGAATAGGAAAAACTAATGTGGAACTGGATTAAAAAAATATTTTCTCCTAAAAAACAGGAAGAAACTAAAAAAGAAGTTGAAGAAACTCTAGATTTGTCAAAAATGACTAAAGGAGATTTAAAAAAGTTGTATGCACAAGGTAAAATTACAGCTGATAAATTAAAACCTTAAAAAAAATGTCTAGAGAAAAAAGAAAAGGACTAAGTGGAGGTAAAAAATATGGGCCACCCCCAAAAAGAGGGCCAAATCCTCAAGGAATTAAGGTCAAACTTCAAAAAAAATCTTTCAGCATACGACAACCTAACAAAAAATGAGAAAATAATTTTTCTTTCAGGTATTTTTGACGGGGAAGGCAGTTTTGGAGTATGGAGTCGTGGTAAAAATAGACCAAAACAACTACAAATCAAGGTAGAAACATGTGATTCAGACATGGTAGCTCGTTTTCATGAAATGTATGGTGGAATATTTCACACTACTGGCTCAAGAAAAGCACATCACAAAAATTTATTTCGTTGGAAACTGGTTGGAGAAAGGGCTTGGATTGTTCTTCAAGAAATGATACCATATATGTGTTTAAGAAGAAGGAGAAAATACAATGGCTTGGTTAAACCTGCTGGGTATGGCTGTGAAGACTGGGGCTCATATCTACAAAAACAAACAAGAAACGAAGAAATTAATGTCAGATGCTCAAATGAGAACAGCAGAGCGTATGGCCAACGGACAGATTGAATACCAGGGCAAACTTCTTGAAGCCCGTCAATCAGACTGGAAAGACGAATTCATTTTGCTTTTGCTCTCGGTGCCAATCGTGATGCTAGGATTTGCAGTTTGGTCAGACAAT